ATAAAACCATCTATAGACCATATAATACCTAAATCCAAAGGAGGTACTAATGAACTTAGTAATTTACAGTTTTTATCGTGGTTTGAAAATAGGTGTAAAAATGATATGACTCAAGAAGAGTGGAACACGCTGAAAACTAACATAAAGGAGTATCTGCTATGAAAATGATTGAAAATCTTAATGAAGGAGGTTTCGTAGGGCAAGTTCAACCGAACAGCTTAATAAACGCAGACTGTTTAGAAGCTATGAAGTACATTGAATCAAAATCCATTGATATGATTCTCTGTGATTTGCCCTACGGCTAACTTAGGCACGACGGCTTGTAAGTGGGATGTTGTTATTCCGTTCAACAAACATATAAAAGAAATAAATAATCGTGGTAAAGAAATTATATTATATAGAGATGAATACATATTGCAAGAAGTTAAAAAAGGTAAAAGCTACAAAGACACAATTAATTATTTTGATAATAATGCGATAGATGGGTTGTGGGATAACTATAATAGAATTATTAAAGATAATGGGGCTATTGTACTGTTTGGCAGCGAGCCATTTTCCAGCTACTTGAGAATGAGTAATATTAAACAATATAAATACGATTGGGTTTGGGATAAAGACAGAAGCTGTGGTTCAATGCTCGCAAAAATTAGACCGTTGAAATACCATGAAAATATACTAATATTTTGTAAGTCGAAAGAATGTTATTTCCCTCAAATGACAAAAGGCAAAATGCAAAAAAAAGCAAGTGGTGGGAAAAGCGATAATTACGGGGAAGTACCAATAGTAAGATATGAGTCTGATATTTACTATCCGCGAAGTATTCAAACTTTTAAAGCGTGTCATAATATGACAGGAAAAGTTCACCCCACTCAAAAGCCTGTCGCACTTCTTGAATACCTAATCAAAACATACACACTTGAAGGTGAAACCGTTCTTGATAACACAATGGGGAGTGGTAGCACTGGAGTCGCCTGTATAAACACAAAACGTCAATTTATCGGCATCGAAAAAGACGATACATACTTTGAGATAGCCAAGGAGCGAATAGAAGATGCAATAAAAGACAACGAAACAAAGCTGTTTTGAACGACAGCGAAGAGGAGGAATAAACCAGTGCAACTAATACACGGTGATTGTTTAGAAAAGATGAAGGACATTCCTGACAAGTCTATTGATATGATTTTGTGTGATTTGCAGCTTGACATACTGATTGTAATATAGTATGTTGTTTTTATGAAAAATAAACTAAGACATTTTACCGATGAACATAAGAGAAAGATTAGTGAAAGCCGAAAGCGTTTAAAAGCTAATGGGTGGGTTCCTTACAATAAAGGTTTAAAAACTTTAGACAGGGAAAATGGAGTTGAACTCATATTGAAAAATATGAAGGCTCATTTAAAATATGATGTTTCTCTTGAATGGTTAAGTCAATTTAATGATATTGAAAAGTTGAAATACTTGAATCGTTCTATTTCCCGTAAAAGAGACTGCGAAGGTTTTACTACTAAAACATATAAACAGTTTATAGAAAAATTTTATTATGATGAAAAGTTTAATTCTTTATTTGATAAATGGATTGAATCAGGAGATAAATGGATAAAACCATCTATAGACCATATAATACCGAAAGCCAAGGGTGGTACTAATGAATTGAGTAATTTACAGTTTTTATCGTGGTTTGAAAATAGGTGTAAAAATGATATGACTCAAGAAGAGTGGAACACGCTGAAAACTAACATAAAGGAGTATCTGCTATGAAAATGATTGAAAATCTTAATGAAGGAGGTTTCGTAGGGCAAGTTCAACCGAATAGCTTAATCCATGCAGATTGTTTAGACGCTATGAAGTACATAGAACCAAAATCCATTGATATGATTCTCTGTGATTTGCCCTACGGCTAACTTAGGCACGACAGCTTGTAAGTGGGATGTAGTAATTCCATTTGAACCTTTATGGGAACAGTATAACAGGGTAATAAAAGATAATGGGGCAATGGTATTATTCAGTAGTCAGCCATTTACATCATCATTAATTATGAGCAATCCTAATATGTTCAAATATGAATGGGTATGGCATAAAAGTAAAGGGTGTAATTTTACACACGCAAAGAATATGCCTATTAAATTTCACGAAAACATATGTGTATTTAGTAAAGCGCCAATAGGTCATGTTTCACAGTTAGGCGGTAGAAGAATGATTTATAACCCACAAGGATTAATAAAGGTTGATAAAGAGTGGAGAAGACCTAAAAGATATAATACAGAACATCAATTGAAAAGAGAAAGTCATAAACTTGAAAGAATTATTGAATTTGAAAACTATCCTAAAAGCATTATAGACTTTGGAAATTCTAATAATAACGAAAGAGGACTTCACCCCACACAAAAGCCAGTGGCTCTTCTTGAATACCTAATCAAGACCTACACGCTCGAAGGTGAGACAGTTTTAGATAATTGTGCCGGTTCTTTTTCGACTGCAATAGCGTGTCTAAATACTAAAAGAAGTTTTATTGGCATTGAAAAAGATGCGCATTATTTTCAAGTGGGGAAAGATAGAGTAGAAAAACATTTATTAACACTTGACTACAGCCCAGAAATGGTCTATTATCAAGTATAGAAGACAATTATAGGAGTAGGATTAACGAGCAAGTGTTGACTTTATTTTAATG